AAGCCGCAGCCTAATTAAACCCACGGGGCTTCGGCCCCATTAACGAAAGAAACCTATGAAACCTCAAACCGAAACCTTCTTGGATTATTTAACCGCCTTGGCCATTGGCGTTGGCTTGGCTGCACTCTTGGTGGCATGGTGGTCGTCATGAGAGATTACCCTCCAACCCCCCATTGCCCTGTCGGCCTTTACCAGTTTCAATGTGACGTTGAGGGTGTCGATTTAATCTGCTTCTTGGAATACATCCCAGAAGAGAAAGGCTCGACCGATTACATTGCCTTGCCTTATGAGCCTGACTATGAAGAGTGCATGACCCTCAATAACGCATACATTGCTGGCAGTAATGTGGACATTGCCCACATGATTTTGCAGTCCTTGGTGGACCACATTGAAGTGACTGCGCTGGAGAAGTTTAAGGATGGTGATGAATGAGCTGGCTCTTTTCGCAGGCGCTGGTGGAGGAATACTCGGAGGGCATCTCCTTGGATGGCGCACAGTCTGCGCAGTCGAGTGGGAAGCCTACCCAGCAAGCGTATTGTGCGCCAGACAAAATGACGGCATTCTCGCGCCTTTCCCGATTTGGGATGACGTACAAACCTTTGACGGCCACCCATGGCGAGGCATTGTTGATGTCGTATCTGGCGGCTTTCCATGCACCGACATTTCCATTGCAGGCCGAGGCGCAGGGCTTGATGGAGAAAATTCCTCAATGTGGTATCACATGGCGCGGGTGGTTAGCGAAATTCGACCCAGATTTGTATTCGTGGAAAACAGCCCAATGCTCATTCATCGAGGAATCGGGCGAGTCCTTGGAGACCTTTCCAGCCTCGGGTATGACTCGAAATGGAATGTTATGGGAGCTGCCGACATTGGCGCACCGCACCAGCGCGACCGCGTCTGGATTGTGGCGCACGCCAGACACGGGGGGGGGGGGACATCTGGAATACTCAAGCAAGGCAAGAATCATCGGGCGAATGGTCAGCCCGTACAAATCAGACTGGTGGACCAAGTGAACAATCCCAGACTATGGCCGACACCAGTGGCCAGAATGCACAAAGACGGTGGAAATCCCTCGGAATACAAGAGGAACGAAATCCCCCTAGCGGCACAGGCTGGTGGGCCTTTGAACCCAGAGTGGGTCGAGTGGCTGATGGGGTGGCCGCTAGGGTGGACAGACTTAAAGCCATTGGAAATGGGCAAGTCCCACTCTGCGCAGCCACAGCATGGAGAATCTTGAATGACAAATGACCTGCCACCGGCCCTTGAGGCATCCCTCGACTTGGTCAATGACCTACTTCATCCAGAGGTTTATGGCCACGCCATTCCCACTGAGGTCAAAGCCCGTGCATTCGTTGTCAAAACGATGCTGGAGCGCTTGAAAGCCCGAATGGAGACCAGCACATGGCCAGAGGCTTAAAACCCCGTGTAGAGCCTGCCATCGAGGCGGCCTTGCAAAAGAAAGGCAACATCTCAGACCTTGATTTGGCCAAGTTGTGCTTTTGCACCAGGCGCAGTGCAGCGAGGGTTTTGTTTGATATGCACCGCTACAAACTGGTCCACATCTCAGGTTATTTCAAGGTTAACTGCAATGGCAGACACCGGCCACTGTGGTCATGGGGTGAGGGTGTGGATGCCGTAGTGCCAGACCCCATCCCTGGCACAAAGAGATGGATCAACTACATGGCCAGAATGAGTGCAGACGACAAAGACTTTGACGCTGCCAGACGTAGACAGAAAAGACGGGTCGTGAAACGCGACCCACTTGTGGCCGCGTTTTTTGGGTCTTAGTTATGGCGCTGGGTTATCACTCAGCATTCCACCAATCTGGCCAGAGCCTCGGCCTGCAACACCAGCTGCTCTTGCGCGAGACTCGTTCATTTTCCTGATGATCTCGGCCAGTTGAGTCAACTGCTGTGGATCACGCGAAAGCAAAATCTTTCCAATTTCATTTCGCACGGCCTCTGGGGTTTGGGTCTGACGGGCCAGATTAGTGGCTGCCGTGACAATGGCCATTGGGCTTCCAGAAGCCACCGCACTGGCTGTCTGAGCCAATGGTGCGACATCTAGATCACCAGCTCCAGCCAATCTTGCAGCAGTCTGCGATCCACGGCCAGCCGACTCCATTTTCTTAAGTTGGCCTTCTCTCAGCACGGCAGCAGAAAACGCTTTGTAATCATTTCCAAATGCAGCCTTCAATCTGTCTTGTGTGGCTGGCTCTTTGTAGAATTTGAGCAATGATGTCTGGCCAGCCTCTGTGCCAGTCTGCTGACGCAAAGCCTGCAATACGCCAATTCTGTATGCTTCAAGCTCAGACTGGCTCATGCCCTTAGTGGCTTGTTGCACATCCAGAATGTCGCCTTTCATAACCATTCTGCCAACATCTGCCGCATCCATCATTTGTGATGGTCCGGCATAGGTTTTCATGGCCAAACCATAAGCAGACTGGCCACCAATCTTGGGTGATTTATTGACAAGCAAATCGGTCAAATCGACACGAATTTTGTCAGTTGCCAATGCGTCATTGTTATTGCCTGTTCTTCTTAAGGCTTGTGCTGAGTCATACAAAGTTTGCTTCAGAGTATCCAAAACATTCATTGGCACTTGCTCGCCATACTTTAAGGCTGACAGATCAATGTCTAAACCGGTTTGCTTTCTGTAAAGATTTTCAGCATCGCGCTGCATATTGCCTGATTTTTTAAGCAAATTGATCAAGTTGTTATCGACAGATAAATTGGCAGCATCAACCACAGCATAGTAAGGGCGTGATTCTTGATAGCGCTTATTTGCAAAGTTTTCAATGCTTTGCGTAAACTGAGCGCCTTGAGTCCCAAGGGTTTCATCAGACGCTTCCATCAATCGGCCAGCACGGCCCACTTGGCGCTCACGAATGGCGCGTTCCACGGCAGTTGCCGTTGTGCCAGGCAATGTGGCCTGCACATCAAGCAAGTTGCGCGTTGACTTGTCACCCACATCGGCAATGCGAGCCTCTGGGCCTAATTTCAAAAGTCTGGACTGCGCTCTAGTCAATGCGCTTGCCCCTGTCAATGGCTCTGGCACATCACGAATCAATGCCTCTGCCACTTTTTGCTGGGCATAAGTGCCAGCAGCAGTGGGTGAAACACGCGCCATGACCTGACGGCCACCAGCGCCAAGCACGCTCATCACTGGTTGAGTGCCAACACCAAGGCTGCCACCGACCAATGCGCTTTTGCCTGCCTCTTTGAGCATATCTAGCGCGTCTTCTTCGTAAGAGCCACCAAGGCCGCTAACAAATCCATAGCCAGCGCCAGAGCCACCGGCTTGGGCCATGCGCTGGCCTAAACCCATCACTTGGCCAGCACCAGGCGCAGCAGTCATGTATCTGCCTGCCGCTTGAATTGATGGTGCGACCCTTGGGGCAGCAGCTTCAATTGCTGGCACTACAGCGCCACCAAGACTTCTCACAGCAGTGCTTGGTAAACCGCCAAGGACCATGGGAAGGCTGGCCACCAGTTGGCCACCAGCTGCTTTATATGGGGCTTCTTGCTCATAGGACTCGGCAGCACCACGCATGATGTCACGGCCTTGGGCATAGGCTTCGGGCAATGAAATACCCTGCTCAAGTGCTGCAAATGGAGCGCCAACTGCACCCACAATCTTGGGGAATGCGTTAAATGTTGGGCCTTGCATGGCGCTGACAAATCCGCGGAATGCCGTTGGCAGTTCTGTGCCTTCTCGATAGGCTGGGGACTGGCCCAAGAATTTTAGGATTTCGGCTGGTTTGTATTCACCCTCAAGCGCTGCCGTGACTTGTGGTCCGACAGTTGGTAATTGGGCTAAGAATTGAATGATCTCATCATCCTTATAGCCAGCCTTTTGAGCTTCTTTGATTTTCTCTTTAATGCCATCCATTATCGGCCTCCTGGTGTTCCAAAGATATTACCAAGAGATGGTCTTGTTGCACCACCACCGCCACCAGCTCCACCGCCACCTATTGGTGGCACAGCGCCACTCATAGTGCCAGCAGATATCCTTGCGGCTTCCATCAAGTTTTTGCGCCTTAATTCTTTTTCTGCAATTGTTGTTGCATCATCGCCAAATTTGGGGAAATAGCTTTGCATTGCACCCTTTAACTGGAATTCTGTATAGGCAGCACCAGTGGCCAGTGTCAATGCAGAATCTAAGAAATCAAGTTGTGCGTCTTCTACTCGCTTGCGCTCTTCTGGTAATCCGACCCTTGGGGTCATTGAAGTCAAAAAGCCTGGCGCTCCTTTTGTGCCTTGATCCATTTGCGTTTGAGCAAGTTGCATTCTAGAAAGCAATGTTGCCGCCTTGCGTTCACCCTCTGTCGCCTTGCCACCAGAGACACCTTTGAGCTGTTCGCCACCAGCGCCCATGACTGGCATGGCCATGCCGCCTGGTGCTTTTGGCACATAGGCAAAGCCTTCTGGCGTTTCGACTCGGTCAAACGCACTACGGGCAAATTCTTGCTGACGCAAGCCAAGACCACCTTGGGCCACAGCCAAGTTGCCTTGGGCCACTTTCAAGTTGGCAATTTCTGTTGGTGACATTGTCTGGGCAAATGTTTCGCCACCTTTCAATGATGACTTATTAACCGCCACAGTCGTGCCGCCAAGGTTTTGCAAAACGACATCACGCTTTGGACCAAAGCCTTGCATGGTCCTGATATCGCCAGACTCAAACTGCTGGACCATGATTGGCTTGCCAGTAGGATCAGTCACCTCAAATGGCTGGCCAACAACTTTAGCCCGTGGGTTTAAGTCTCTGGCCATGTCTTGATAGCGCTTGGCCTCTTCGCCTCTGCCTCTTGATGCCAAAAGGTCTGCGGCCCGTTGATACTGAGCAGCTTTAATCTCAGCATCGCTTGGTGGCTGAATGTTTGCAGCCAGTTCAGCACGGGCCATTGTTGGTCCGGCTGGCATACCTGGCGCCATCAATGCTTGTTGCTCTGGAGTCAATGCAATTGTTGGTTTGGCAAAAATACCGCCCAATTGGGCTTGTAAATCTTGGGCTGATTTAGCCTCTTGCAGTTTCTGGCCTAAAAGCAAATCTTGCAATGAGCCAGTTCTGGCCTGCTGATAACCTTGCTGACCAGCCTGCAAAGCTCCACCCAGTGCTTGGCCCAAACTGATTGGGACTGCACTTCGGCCACTGGCCTGCAATAGTGCAGCCGCTGCCGACATGACAGCATTACGGCCCAAGAGCTTGCGCTGGTCTTCTGACAGTAGCGCATCAAGCCCCGTTGGTGTTCCACCACCGCCAAACATACTGCCTAAACTGCTGAAATCAAATTCATTTGCCATATTGCCACCTTAATCCAATAAACCTCTGAGGCGTGTATTGACCACATCGCCTCTGCTCATCATGTTAGTTGATCCCATATCTGGTGCAAGCAAAGACGCAGCCCTCATGGCCCGTCTTTCTTGACCAGGCTTGATGGCCAGTTCTGCCACCGGTGTTCCAGCCCTGTCCATGGCCACCGCCACATTGTCAAAGCCCTTGGCCTGATCGTGCGCATAGCCAAAGAGCGCCATGCCCACATCTTTCTCAGACCCTTGGTCAATGATCTTGACTTTTGCAGGGTCGCTGGTGATCACAATGCCTCGGCTTGTCTCAGCCACTGTTAACCCATCAGGGATGCGAGACGGCATCGGTGATCCAGGCGTGATCAGGATGGTGTCACGCTTGCTTGATGGATCAAGCAAAGCCATGAGCTGCGCATCAGCGTAGCGTTGTGGCTCTGGGGTTGGGTTGTTGGGCATATTAGATTAGACCAAGCAATGCACCAAGTCCAGCGCCACCAGCTGCTGTCAATCCAGTTGCTGAAGCAATTGCCGGAATGCCAGCCAATTGAGAGCCAGCCAATGCACCACCTAAAATCCCAGCACCGACATTCTGGGTGTATGGGGTTGTTGCTTGCATTCCAAGGTTTGCAGGCTGCGCACCCAATGAAGACTGGACCACACCCAGACGCTGCAAGCCAATGTTTCGGATTGCATCCATTTGTTGCTGCTCCAAAGCCTGACGTTGACCGCCAGCACCCATGACCGCTTGAGCGCCACCAAGACGCAATGCTTGTTGCTGTGCAGCCAAATTACCGAGCTGGCTTGCACCGCCTAGCCTCAATTGCGCACCTTGCAAGCCTGCTTGCTGATTGGCAATGTCGGCTGCTGATCTGCGGCCAATGTCGGCCTGCTGCATTGCCATTGCCTGGTTGAATGCCTGCTCGTTCAAAGTCGTGCCTAAGTTGGCGGCCTGCTTGGCAAACCCTTGGTTAGTCAAGCTCTCGGCCACACCTTGGCGTGATCCACCAAATGCTCTGGCAGCTGTGGCACGCTCACCAGTCTGCTGGATAGCCGCTTGACGCGCTGCTTCCAAGTCACCCAATGCATTGGCACGCACAAGTTCTGTATATGGATTCATGTAGCTGCCAATTGAGCCTGGGCCTTGCCCCATGCTCAAATTAGTCTGCTGCGCTGTGATCTGACCAGGCTGATAGACACCGCCATAGGCAGCCATTTGAGCTGCCAAGTCTGTGCCACTGATGCCTGGGCCAGCAAGGGCCGTGTTGACCAGAGCCTCCTCGCCTGCCTGATACAAAGGGTTATACCCAGCAAACTGCTGAGTCGGCAAAGCGCCAGCGACCCCTTGGGCCTGCTGAAAGTTAGCCAAGAATGCTTCTTTGATCTGTGGATCAATGGAGCTTGTTGAGGTTGTTGTTCCACCTTTTGACATATCGCCACCTTATCCGAGTAAAGATTTCATTTTCTTGGCAGGCACTTTGCCCTCATTGATCATGTCCAGAAGTCCACGGCCATACTTGTTGACTGCTGACTTCTTGATGACGTATTCGCCACGATCTAAGTATCCAGCGCCATCATCTGGACCAGGCGGGTTCATGCCAAACAAACCATCGACCATGCCGCCTTGGTTATAAGTACCACTGACACTTTCACCAGTGTCTCCAGGGCCACTAGGGCCATCACCACCAGCTTCAATTGGAGTCGTGCCAGTCCCAGCAGCCAATTGGGCCACAGCATTTGCTTGGGCAATTTGGTTGTATAGGTTGGGGTCATAGCCACCCATTGGGGTGTTGGATGCCACACCCATGTATGGGTTATATGGACCGGCTGGTCTCATCTGGCCCATGATCTGTGAGTAGGGTGAGCCAGTACCGCCAACCACATTGGGGTTGTACTGAGCGCCAATGGGAATGGATTGGTAATTCTGAAAGTTTTGTCCAAAGCCTGATGTCGCATTGGCAAATGGGCTTGTTGTTGGTGCAACACGCTGCTCAAACTGACCATATTTTGCATAATGCGCAGCCGCAAATTGCTCTGGGGTCATGCCGTAACTATTGGTCAAATATGAGGCAGCCACATCAGGATTTAACTGGAAATACGGCAGTGCTGCACCTGTGGCTGTTCTGTTAACAACTGGTGTCACTGGTGTCACTGGTGGTCTAACCACTGGAGTGACTGGCGGAATAACTGCTGGAGCGCCAGTAGGTGAAATGCGCTGCTCTGTTTGGCCATATCTTGCGTAGTGTTCAGCAGCAAACTGCTGTGGCGTTAAGCCATAGGTGTTGTTCAAATAGTCTTTGGCAACATCAGGGTTTTGCTGAAAATATGTGGGCAATGAATTGAGATTGCCACTGGTAACAGCTTGAACAACGGGAGGCGCTGCTCTTTGTTCTTGTCCACCATAAAGGGAGTAATGCGTGTCAGCAAATTCCTGTGGCGTTAAGCCATAGGTGTTTTCTTGGTATGCAGCAGCAACATCTGGGTTTTGCTGAAAATATGCTGGTGTTGTAGCCATAGTCTTTCCCCTATAAATCTTTTGCAAGTACAGACCACTTTGGTTTGTACCCTTCGTCTTTCAAAAATGTCTCTGACCAGCCTCTTCGGCCTGCCAAAGTCACCCTGGTGCAACCAATTGATTTGCCCCAGGATTCGATCAATGGTCGCATCCGTGAGAGTTCATCTAGGTCGCCACCAGCCAGAAAATAATGCAAATTCTTCAGCTGTGGATAGACAATGATCTCTGTCAACACCACCGAGTCCTTGGCCGGCCACAACTGTAATCTGTGATCCTCGACCATCTCAGCGACATCGTCAAAATTATGTGTGCCTCCACTGTATTCTAAGGCAGCCTCCACATGATGGCGCAGCCTGTCCAATTGTTCTTGGTCGCTCATCTCTTGCCACTTGGCACAGCATCGAGCCTAAAGATGCCCACCCGCCAATCAGCCAGTACCGCACCAGTCACCTTCATATTGACTTGACGGGCTGCAAACCGGACATCGGTCGGGTTGGCTGCCGTGTATGGTCCAAATGTGGATTGAGTCCCAGTCGGGTAATTTCTAGTTTTAAATGAAACCACCGCCTCACCCAAGGTCTGTTCATCTGGGACTACTTGCCTGACAGACATGATGTTGTCGCCATTGCCCAATTGCACTGGGCCACTTTCAGCATAAAGACTGGCGCTGTCATAGGCAAAACCAACTTCATGCTCGTATATGTAACCATCAGTTGAGACCATCAATGGACTCACAAACACTCCGGCATCAGTGCCAGCAGTTCTGGCCAATGAGCCTATGTTCCAGTGATTCTCGCGGTAGTTAAAAGTGACATAACTGTCATTCTCATTGCTTTGGCTGCTTGGGTAGTACCACCAGATTTCACCAAATTGGCTGTTATGGACCGCATAGACTTTGGATGCCTGGTTAAAGTTCATATTGCCAAAGACATAGTCCGACACATCGCTTGGCAGTGGCTTGACATAGCCGTCATAAATCCAAAAGCCAGACTTACTCATCCAAATGGCAGCAGTGTCAATGGCCGCAACAGACTGGGCCGAAATCAGACCGCAGCCGCTTCCAGCCTTCTCAAAGCCATAGACAAATGGAGCGCCAACATAAGACGCTGTGTGGACATCCACATCTGTAAACAATAGATTGACACCCTTGACGCGCTTGCCGGCCATCAGTGTGCCAGGCGTGGCCAGTTCATAGTCACCGGCCTGATTGGTGGCTGCCGGTGTCCAAGTCGTATTGTTCTCTTGGTCGCACCATTGCACCTTGCGTGGGTTTCCACCAGCGCCAAGTGCAAACAGAATTCTCTCTTGCGTGACCAGTAATGCCTTGTTGCCAGTTGGCGCGTTGGTAATAGCCGCTGCCAGTGTCGGGGTCGTAAAACCTAATTGCCACTCATAGAGCTTGCCATCAGCGTTGGAGCAAGCCACCAAATACTCACCCCAGGTATCCATGGACCAAGTGGTGGCTGGGGCAATTGTTCCAGTATCTGGCCGTGCCGTGCCATAGGCCAATGAGCCATAAGTGCTGTAACCATAACCCGTCGTGGATGTTCCACTGGCAGAACCAGTTGTAAAACTGGTGGGTGTAATGTCTTTAAGTGTTCCGGCCTCATTCATGGCATACAGTTTTGTATGCGTACCGGCTGCAATGAATCGGCCACCGCTGTTATCGCGCCAAGTGATAAATCCTCGGCATGAGCCAGACATCTGGCCAGAGGCACGTTTTCTCCAGCCACCCATGGGCCGCAAAGTATTCTCGTACCAGCGCACAAGGTTTGCGTCATACCAGCGGCCTGCCGCTTGGTACTCTGTGCCGTTTCTGTAGATGCCTGGGGGTAGTTTGAGTGGTATGTACATGGCAGTATTTAGGTGATGTTAGACACAAAGCTCATTGTGACAATGGCTGATGGCACTGCTGGCCGTGTGGGGGTTGTGCCGGCAGCGTATTGCTCAATTGTCACACCGACATCGGTTGGTCTCCACATTATCTCAACATAGTCGGTCGCATTTAAGCTCACAAAGTAATTCAATGCTGCAATGGTGTGATACGGGTCGCCAACACCCTTTCTGGGTGCAAAGCCAAATCTGCTGTTTGAGTTGTCAATGTTTGTGCCATTGACCCGAAACCAGACATCCACATCCTGAGAAGCATTTGTCGTGTTTGTAAACTGAATGGAAAACTGCAAGTTCCAGATTCCGGCATCGGCCACAGTCAATCTTGAGCTGCTGGCAATGGTCACGCCATTGGCAAAGTCTGTCGTGTTGAATGTGACCGCATAGGCCGTGGTGGTGTTGGCAGCCACTTGGTCGGTTGAGTCTTGAAATGCCCCATAGGGGTTATTCATAAACTTGCCACCCTTGGGTCCAAACAGAGACCCCAGCACTGAAGTGACTTTTCTGAAGTAATTATTTAACGCGCTATTGTTCTCGTTCAAATTTCTGCGCTCATACGCCTCTGGGGGATAACCCAGACTCGGTATAGATGGAGCTTCAAGTTGTTGCTGTTTGGTGGCCATGGGTCAATTATGTCAGGACAGACAGCGCATGGTTGATATGTTTGATCCGGTCATCGAGGCCAATAAAGCCGCCATTGATCTTTTTGGTCATGGTCTTATAGTCCTGACTGTCTGCATACTGGTTGAGCTTTTGGACATCCCAAAACCATCCGGCTGTCAGCGCAGCATACTGGGGCGTGGCCACCAGCTCCGGCTGCATGATCAGGTCCACACCTAGCGCCTGACCAGCATGGTGGTAGTTCGCAGACCCTGTGAGCTGGATGCACCCACGGCCTCGGAAACGATACCCATCGCCACTTGCCTCATCCCTGTTGCCCATGCGGCCACTGTAGACAGTGTTGGCAATGAGCTTGGGATTCTTGGCACACATCTGGGCCTTGGCCGCATCAAAGCGCCTTGGCCAGAGCTTTTGCAGTGCTTCAGCTCTGTAGTTCAAGTTCTCTTCAAGCACCTTGAAGTTGCCACACTCATGGCCACACTGGCCAATAAAGGCAGCCTGCCTGAGTGGCGTTGAAATGTCAAAGCGCTCAAATGTCGCATTGAGTGCATCGGCCCACTGTGGACCAATGTGCAATTGGGCTAGTTGTTCAGCGTTGATCATTGACCAAGCTCCTTACAGATTCATAGGCATCAATGCAGGCATTGAGCTGGGCTGTGTTCCTGTCACCTTGGGCCACTATTTCGGCAATGGCTTGGAGGGTGGCTCGCTCGGCATCAGCAGCTGGGTCAACCGGTCTGTCAGGTTGACCTCCTGTTTCTTTGCTATTTGTGGGGGCAATGGTGGCACTTGTGGGGGCTTGAACACAACTGGCGGCTGGGAGGCGCACGCGACCAGCGCGAATGGCACGATCAAGGGCAGAAGTCTTTTGATTGATAGCATTGTTTGCTTCCTGTAGTTGGGTTGCAGTGGTGTTGATCTTCTCATTCATGGCCTGCTCTTTGGCCCGTGACTCTTCGTTTTTCTTGGCAATGGCAATTTGCATTTCAGCATCACGATCTGACCAGCCGTAATGGTAGCCACCTCGGTAAGAGCCAAACAAGGCAATGCAAACAGCCAGAGCAATATAGGGGAATGGGATGCCAAACATTATTCTGACTCCTGTCTGGCCTGCGCCAGTTGCACGCGCTCATGGTCATCCTCAAGATGGTCCGGTGGCGTTGTGGGTGGTGGACCAGGGGTCCATGACTCATCCAGCTCTGGATTGGTCCATGTCGGCATCGCACCAAATGGCTGGCTTGGGATGCCGTTGGTGCTTGCGTTAAAGCCGTGATTGTTGCTGTAGCCATACTGCTGGCCATAGCCGCCCATCGGCTGGCACATTGGCTGCTGCATGGACTGCTGGCCACCAAAAGTTCTGGCAGCAGACCCGACAGCCTTCTTGCCCATGATCCCGCCAATGCCGCCAACAATTAAAAGAACAATGTCGTTCAGCATCTTTGTATAAGCCTGGTCAATCGGGGCCATTGATTTGATGGGCTGGGTCACAAACGTCACTGAGTACAAAAGTGCAATGACAATGACGCAAAGGATCATGGTCACAACAACGACCACAAAGCCCCAAATCCTGACCTCAAAATCTTCAGTTGATAGGCTTGGCTTCTGATTGCTGTTCATTGACTTTCTTCTCCAAGATGGGTGCGACCAGATACTCTGGACACTGCTGAGTAAATTGGCACTTTGGCTTCTGGCACTGCTCTGCATGAAAGTTGTCAGGATTCTGGCACGGGTATCTGTAGACATCCTTGCAGCCTGTTAGCACCAACAAAAGCAAAATGTATTTCATGCGTATAAATCTATTTTACGATTTTGGAATATCTCAATTCTCAGTCTGGCCTGCTCTACATTCTTTGAGTAAATCTCAAAGGCTAAATCTTCGATGGCGATCTGGGCCTTCTTTTGCTCCAGTGCTGCGCGTTCAAGTTCTAACTTCTTTTCCATTCTGCGCTGGACCAGGTCATATTCCTGTGGGTATCCAGAGGGCATGACCATGGGAAACATTCTGATTGCATCGATGGTCATTTCTTTTCCCTCTCAAGTGCATCTTTATACCCATGAATGACTTTAGTTCTAAGTTCTGCTGAGTCTGCTGTGCCAGCCCATTCTGCTATGTTGTTCCAAATGACTGCTAAATCTTGACTTCTGCAAAATCGCACATTGTTTGTTAGCCACATTGACATCTGCTGATGACGCTCTGAGGGGTTGTGGATCGTGTAAGCAATTGACCAAAACTCGCGCACATGGCAGCCATTCTTTGCCACGGCCCCGACCAGCCCCAATAACAGTAACAGAATGAGCCAGCGCATTCATTTTCAATCTTCTGACATATCGCTGGCTGCCAAGTTGATGCGGGTCTTTAAGGCCGGAATGTCCTCTGGCTTTTCTTTAAATCCAATGGCAATGTAGCCGGCAAACTTGCCAGGGTCCGGTGGGATTGAGCCTCTGCACATGAATTTAACACCTTGCTTGATGCCCCATTCACCGACCTTAGAAGACGGGTTAAATTCTTCGCACAGCACCTCGTTATTTAGCATGGCCACCATGGCAGCATTCCTGTCAGCGCTTGCGTTAAAAAGGCTTGTGACAGTTCCTTCAATGGCTTTTTCTCTTGTGCCATCGGCATTGAGTGCCAGCACTGTGGTGCGACTATTGGTGGCCAAGTTGGCTTTGTGGACCAGCAAGACAATTCCATCCACATCCTTCATCAGACTTCTGGCCGGCATGATCAATTGCTCTTGCTTGGCCAACTGGGGCATCTTGTCTTGAGCTGTGATGGCGTGCAAGATCACTTGTCTTGAGTCCCAAGCAAAGTAACCGGCAAAGGCCAGAAACGACAGCAAGATGACTGTGAACAGCTTGAACGGGTTATCAACCCACTCGATCAGGCCAATGACCTTGCCCAAGGTTGAGTCATCTTTCTTAGGCTCTTTGGGTGGTGCAGTTGGCGCGGCCAGAGTCACATTGACCTGGCTTGTTGGCGCAGGCTTGGGCCTTGACCTTTTAACTGGCGCGACCTTGGCCGCTGCTCTTTTGACTGGTGCTTTTGTCATTTCATCGCCCAAAAAATAATGAATGTGGACCAGACCACAAAGACAGTGATACAGACCGCAGCAATGAGTGCCACGGCCCAATCTTTCATAGCCCGAATATCTTCTTGATGAATTCGGCTGCCACCCCTGGTCCAAACAACACACAAAGAATTACCCCATACAAAAGGTATTCAATCTTTGTCATGCGCTTGTCCCCATCGCGCAGTGAGCGATCAATGTTGTTGTATCTCTCTAAACAGACAGCTTCATGCACTGAAAGCCTTTTATCAACTTCTGAGTCCATGATTAGGCATTAGCATTCCGTGCCGCTTCAGCCGCAGCCTGTGCCGCTTGATAAGCCGCAATCACTTCAGCTGTCCAAGCCGCATTGCAGATTGCAGTTAGTTTGACAACATCAGCGTCAGGTATGGCAGAGTAATTCTCAGTTGCCATGTGTGCATTTACTACAGCAATTTGAGCAGTAATATCACTTGCAGGAGGAAATGAAGTTCGGTGATTACCAATTAAGTCTCCATCGCTAGAAAGTTTGTGCATACGCACATAAACAGTCCCATTATTAGAAACTTCAATTTGGTCAATGATTAGAGATTTAGCCATGATTTTCCTTTAACTCACAAAATATGAAACAGCAACTGCAATTCTTGCAGTATTACCAAAAACTGCGATACCATTTGTCGTAGTAGTACCTGCTGTGGCACTACCAGTTATTTTTATTACTGGTGTGCTATTTGTAATGTAGCAATTTATACCAAGGACATTAACTGCCGTATTACTATAATAGCCTACGCATCCACTTGTTAAATTGACAGTTCCAAAAGGTGCGCCTACCAAATCGGTTGTTGACCCTGTTCCTAGAACAAGAACAGTCATATCCGCTGTAATTGTTACTTTATTTCCAATTTTGGTGTAGTAACCAGTCTGTGACGAATAGGTAGCAGTTCCAGCAACATTAGGTGTCCAAGTCCCTTCTTCATAGTCATCTAGCGTATTAGCGTTTGTAGATGCTGATTGAGTTGCTGGAAAGGTGATTCCTGAACCAGAAGTTGATGGTGTTGCACCGCCAACACCGATAGTAGTTGAGGCAGTCATTCGAGTGCCATCTGTGGTGACTCCAGAGATTCCCCCAAAAGCACCCGCATTATTGTATTGAACTTGTGTAGTTGATCCGCCTGGAGTTGCGCCAGCAGTAGCCCAAGAACCATCACCACGCCAGAATGTTGACGCACTAGCAGATGTTCCTGAGTTTAGATTGGTTACTGGTAGGTTTCCTGTTACGCCTGTGCTTAATGGCAAGCCAGTAGCATTAGTTAAAACACCGCTAGATGGTGTTCCAAGGGCAGGGGTCACCAAAGTAGGTGATGTTGCTAATACAGCAGAGCCAGTTCCAGTAATTGTTGCAAATCCTACTTGGTCATAATCCCAAGATGCAGCAGTTGTTCCACTTGTCAAAATGCAAGTGAAAAGGGTTGTCACGCCAGCAGGGATTGTCGTGATTGAATTCAAACCACTTGATTGAACAGACAAAACACCAGTCGAATTATTCTCAATTGAGTAACCCACACCCAAAGCCAAAGTGCTAGTCACTGGCAAGACAATCGTCTGGGTTGTTGTACCAGTAAAGAATTGCTGATGATTGCTTGTGACTGTAAGAGTCGTAGTCCCTGCTGCCGTGGCAGTTGTTGTGTAACCCAATTGTGGATTATCAATTGCAGGGAAAGTCAGAGTTTTATTAGTCAGCGTCTGGGTGTCTGTCGTTCCAACAATTGCACCACTTGGGGCAGTGACCACTGTGAATGCGCTTGTGCCATTGCCCTTCAAGATGCCGGTCAATGTGGCTGCGCCCGTGCCGCCTTTTGCGACTTTTAGCACTGGGCCAGTGTCAAACAATGCGTCAATAGTGTCCAAGTCAGCATTGACCTTTGTTCCCCAGGTGTCAGTGGATGCACCGACTTCTGGTTTGGTCAGTAATAGATTTGTGGTGGTTGTATCTGCCATTTAATGCTCCTTTTAGACTGGTGTCCAAGTCTCTGAATTATCCCCGATTGTGGTCCAAGTTTCTGCACTGTCGCTGATGGCCGTATAAGTTTCTGCCGTGTCGCCAAGCACAGTCCAAGTCTCTGCCGTATCACTGATTGCCGTATAGGTTTCTGCCGAATCGGGTATCGCACCCCAGCCAAAGCCAAAGATTGTGCCAACCGACCCAGTGGCCGTATTGCCGGTAATTTCCACTGATATGACATTAGTAACACTTCCCACGGCTGCCGTTGCGCCATTGCCAGTGATCGCTTGAAACGTGATGACCTCACTGGGCATCGTTTCCACAGCACCCGTGGCCGTGTTGCCCGTGACTGCCATGCTGACTGCAACACCCAAAGAGTCAATAGCGCCTGTGGCCTGATTTCCTGTGATCTCAAATGCAATGCCTGGCGCTGCCGTGCCAACCGCACCCGTGGCCGCGTTGCCTGTGACTGCCTGGCTTAATTCTGGGGCTAACGTACCAGTTGCGCCCGTGGCCGCGTTGCCCGTGATGGCAATGCTTATTGAGAGGGTGACTGTGCCGACATTGCCGGTGGCAATGGTTCCATCCTCTTGGATCGATCTGTCAGGCAGTAGCGTGCCGATAGCACCAGTGGCGGTGTTGCCACTGATGACAACATTGCCTATGCCGTAAACGCCTTTGCCGTAATAGCCTGACCCATAAGCAGCCATGCCGCTGCCCCTTGGTTAAGCAATCCGGATCAGGCCGGTGCTTGCATCGTTCACAGGCATGGTCAGGGTGAACGTGCCAGCAGTGACTGTCTGTGATCCAAATGTGTGGACACTGACCGCCTTATTGCTTTGCGTGCTGTTATAAATCAGGACCGCGTCAAAGGCTGTGGACAGCGTCACAGTTGTATATGCAATGCTGGCGCTGGGGGTCACAAATGCCGTCGTGCCGCTGGTGCTTGGCGCAGTGCCAAACGTCACAGTCACACCGCCTGCTGTGTAGCCAGTGCCTGATACTTCATTGGTGGCACTGTAGGCCGTGGTGCTTGCGTCGACGGTGGCGCTGGCCAAGTACAAAGCAGCCTTGAAAGTGTCGGCAGCAGTCGATCCACGGGTCACGCCAGTGCCAAAGTTGTGATGGCCGACCAGCAGCTCACCCTTAAAACTTGTACACATTGCTTGCGTATTGGCCATGATTTATTCCTTAAATTTGTTGAGTTTCGCCCTGGGCAAAAATGCCCCGCTTCAAGATCATATTCACAGACCGGTGGACTAATTCGCCATCAAGCCAATATTCTAACCAACTTGTTGTCTCAGTATCGTTATCAATTGACCCCTCTCGCTTCTCAAGCAAAGAGTCATCCATGTCGCCTTTTGTCGTTGTCACAATCATGTTTTATCCAAAAGTCTTTGCACGGGTAAGCAATGCACCACCAGAGGATGCACCGCGATCATCGGCAGTCTGTGAATCATTCAAAGCTCGCTCATACAGCGTGGCCCATGTCTGGATTCTCGCATCATCTTGCAAGTATGGCGCAGCTTGCAGAAGCGCTCCATACAGATAAATGTCGGGGTTTGATGTCAAAAGCCAGTTGCTGGCCACAGTGCTTGATAACTTTGTCAACTTGGCGTAGTAGGTCAGCTCGGTGGTGTAGTTAGCGTCTGGTGTTGGGACCAATCTGAACTGGCCACCGACCACACCAAAAAATTTGGGTCTAGCACTGGCCGTGTAATTGGCGGCCTCGTTGTCCAAGGCATCAATACTCAAAAACTGCAATGGGGTCTGGGGGTTGGTGCTGGTGAGCTTTAGGGATTTTGTCTCCAAGAAGTCATCAGGCACGGCGCCATACTGCGCGTCAAAATATGCATTGGCCCTGACGATCATCTGCCTGGTGCGCAGCGTTCTCTCCACTTGCGCCTCGGCCAGAGAGATAAAGTCAGGAATGACAGCAGTCAGGTCGGCTCGGT